CTACCATTATATGCTCCTATTATTATGTATATTACTTATCATCTCAAAAATTCGGTGTAATCTAAATTGTAAAGCATTGGATTTATTTTGTGTACTCCGATCAAAAACAAGCAAAAACTTGACACAGATGATCCTCTGCCAACTCCCCAAACAATGTTATTTGCTCTTAATGTTTCTATGAAGTATATAAGAAATTGCAATACTTTTATAAATCCTTTTTGTTCAAATCGTGAATACTCTTGTTGCACTCTGAATCTTTCTTCATCCGAATGACATTTTTCCAAGAGCCATTGCAACACATTTAATTCATAATATTTTTTGGGCATATGCCAATTATTAATCATCTCATTATCGAAATCTGCGGGTTTGGGTCTTTGTGGTACCTGAGATAATTTTGTTAAATTGATTCCTGTTTGATCAACACTTTTATTAAATTGTTCTGTGTCTTCAAAAAATAATTTGCTTATATCTAGTTGTGGATTTTGATACAATAGTTCAATTGCATTCTGTTCTGTAAAAATGCAATCACCTGTTTCATTTGTCTTTATCTTTTCCGCCATCTAAAACCTTTGGATTGAATTCAAATATTTTAGCATGGTTGTCGTGCTGTTTGTCAAGTGGAATGTCTTTGTTTTGCCAACTAAAATGTCCTGTGTATATGCCTTTGTCGAGTTCTTTATCATATGTTGCCGTGTCTGCCCGTAACCACCATGGATGGAAATTTTTGTACTTGTCACTAAACCAATCCACAGTATCTAATAATACTAGTTCATCACTGTCTTTGTCAACTGAATATGTTATTCCATCGCCTTGCCAACTAGATAATTCCAAATTGTTTACGGTAATTTTAGAATCTAATACAGCATTTGCTTTGCAAAAACATACTGCCGCCATGATTTGATCATATGGAGGTTTTGGTAATTCAATAAATCTGTTGTTTGTATTTTTTTTCAAAACAGAGAACAGAGGATCATCTCTCCAAACAATAATAGTATTACCAAGAACAAGATCAAATAAATTTTTTAATCTTTCAAAGTATGCTGATTGTTCTTTCAAACTTTGTGAATGAGGAGTGATTGTAATTTTACATTTGTACTCGTTCGAAAATAATTCGCTGTCGACTACAATAATTGATTTGAATTTCGTATCCCAGGTAATTCTTTTTGACATCTACAATACTTACTATTCGATGTTTATTAAATCACCAATATCTGGTTCACCTCTGGCCTTCTTATTATTTTTGTGCCATTCTTCTAAACGTCTTTGTCGAATAGCATTTTGATATGCCAGTAAAGCATTTTGTAATTGTGCTAATAAATTTGGATTCCGACCTCTTCTTGCCACTGCCGCTTTTTTAGTAAGTGATTTTATTCTTGTTGAGATTTGTTCATCTGACAGGCTACTGATATCTTCCTGCAATGGGTTGAAGTCGTGCATATTTCTCCCACCGTGATTGCTCACGTTGTTAACCATTAGGTATACATTTTACCAACTTGGTGCATCAGTACAGTCGTACCACCGTCGACAGTAACAAACTCATAAAGATATCTTCCTGTTGTTGGTGCTGTAATTGTATTACTAGATCCATCTCCGCCTGACACATTGTCAGCAACTTTAACTGCTGTCGGTATTGTCATTGCGTGTGTTGTATTGGTGTACTGAACATCAAATCTGATAACCCCCACTTGATTATTGCCTGGAAAGTTAGCAAAGCCTATGGCGAATCCTGCATTAGTAGTCATCGTTTGATAGTGGCCATTCGCATGGTTCAAAGTTATAGAACCACCTGTTGTGCCGTGAGCGAAAACACTTTGACTAGTGTCTTTCAGTTGTGCTCTGGTGACTATGTTGTCAGCAAAATCTGACGTAGCATTGGTGCTGGCTTTGTTTGTTTGTAAATCTAAAATTTCGTCTCTTGCTTCTGTAAAATTTGTTTTAATTGCCGTGAAGTTATCCCTGAATCCTTGCGATGAATTGTCTTTTCCCGCTATTGGATACGTTCCGTCTATATTACCTGGTACTATCTTACTGCCCATTTAAAATTCCTTTTTTATTGAATACTAGATATTTAGCAACCTTTCTATCCACTGTGATTGAAACGCCGTCTGCGGGTGCTGTGGTAAAAATTATTGTTGTTTGTTGGTTCTCTGTGTCGTGAGTTAGTTTTATTTCCATTCCTCTGTCCGCTGAATTCAATTGCGTGTCTGCTGTAAGTTGTGGTAATATTCCAGACATATCTGCTGTATCACTTATTGTGTGTTCAAAAACAATATTTCCAACTTTTACTTTGATATCTTCTTCGTGTACTATTTCATTAACAACAAATGACGTTGTACTACCATCACCAGTAAAGGTACTTGTAATTTTGCTGTTAGACACTTTGTATTTGTCAATTTGGAAATGTATATTACCAAACTTTAAATTTTTATCTTTGATTCTTTTTAATACCAAGGCACCGGAACCTGGTTTGCAATATGCAATTGGTACTGCTTTGACGTAACCCAAAGGTGCTCTATCACCTACCTGTGTTGTTCTCATCCATAATGGAAGATATGAATATTCTTTGTTACCCAAACTTTTCATTCTGTCTCGCATATTGTTTACTGCGTTTGGATACACACTTGTCACAAAATCTAAATCTGCTGACAATTGATTGGCATATCTTACTTTAGATCCACTTGTAGAAAATGATAATCCACCGTCTGTGGTCACTTCATATACATTGGCATCGGTTGTTGTGTTTACTGTGGATGCTCTAGGACCTAAAACAGGTTTGGCAACATCACTTCTTAAAAATATTTCTCTTGAAACTGCTTCACCATCTTTATTTTCTAATGGATCTACTATGTCCAGATATACAACTTCATACTGTAATATATTATTCTTTTTGGCAATCGCTGTTTTCAATCCACCAAAGTATAAAGTTTTTGTGCTGTGGTTTTCTTCCATTTGATTTTGTAGTTGCGTCAATGTTTTTGTTTCTAATCCAGCCAGTAAAAGCATTTCTATACTTTGTCTCATACCAAATTCAGGATCTTCCGGTCTGAAGATATATTTTTCATTGTTAATATTTGGATCTTGTGCAACTGTGTAAAAAATGTTTTCATCTATTCTCGATGTAGAAGTACCAGACATATTTGCAAATTCTAAAGTTGTATAAGGAACTTCTAAATTAATTGTAAATTCTTTTGTACTTGCAGTTGATTGATATTGGTCACTTACCGTTACACTGAACGTATAAGCCGTTGTTGAATCTGTAAGGTCACTTGAATTGATTGTACCTATAAAATTTCCTTGTGGTGACAATGTTATTCCTGGAGGCAATGTACCTTCAGATACATTGTAAGTTAGCACTCTGTTTTCTTCAGAAGCCACTGCTTCTAAATTTAGTAAACATGGTTGCCCAACAGTAATTGTTCCAAGTGTTGCATTTGATAGAAAAGTAATTCCTATATCAATATCACCAATAATTTTAATTTTGTATGCTTGATCTGTGAATACATTTATTCCTGTCGACACAACTCTGTTTGCTCGTATCGTAAAATTATATTCTGTTTCGACAGCGGCCTGTTTTGGTAATGTACCAGAAAGTTCACCAGTGTTTAAATTGATGCTAACTCCTGGTGGCAAAGAACCTGATTGAATTGAATATTCTAAATCTGCCTGTTGTGGATCAAAATCTTCAACATCTATTTTTACAACCAATTGGTTATCATGTCTAAATGTGCCAAGATCGGAAGGAGTCTTGAATACTGGTCTCCTGTTTGCACTAAAGTCTACTGAAAGTTTTGTGCCGGAAATCAAACTTTGATCAACAGTGATTTGATTGTTTGATACTCTCCAATAGTCTGCACTGTATACAAATATGCTGTTTACTTGTTCGGCGTAACTTGCACCGTCTGTTACCCTAACTTTAAATTCAAAGTTTTTAGAAATACTTTTTGTTGTGACAGAATAATCGTAAATGTTTCTTGGATTGTTTGGATCGGCTCCGTCTTTTTGTGTTTCACCTGATACAAGATCCGGATCCCAATCAGGAAACATCTCAGAATCAAATCCTCCACGTGGTGCATATTTTTGATCCTGTGTTAATTGCACAACACCTGTAATTTGACCTTTGGAATCCATTGTGACTCCCGGAGGAAGTTCTCCTTGCACTATCTCATATGAAAGTGTTTGTCCTGCGGCTGTATCTGTGTCAGTTGCTAACAATTGAACACTAACAGCGGATCCATCTAATACCCAATATATTCCAACACGTGTTGAGTCATCTAATTGTAATTGACCCGACGATGTTGTGAATGTTGGTGCATCTGCACCTTTGATATCTAAAGAAAAAGTTCTATCTGTAACTGTAGATCCAGCAGTGGCCCTAATAACGAAAGTATATAACGTTCTTTTTGGAACCTCTGCTGGAACACCCGTCAGTAAGCCTGATGAAGTAAGTGTAAGTCCTGGTGGTAGGCTTCCTGCAATTACGGAGTAAGTGATAGCCGTAGAATCGGCTGTGTTCGCTTCTAATTGTAGCGAATATGTAGCCTGCTCGTCGGCAGACCCTAATTTACCTGCTGTGGTTGTCCACACTGGTGCTGACATTAACTTACTCCTTCACCAGTATTTATTATGATTATGCTTGGTCGTAGAACGGTATAACTCTTAAAGTTCCGCCTATTTTGATCTTGATATAACCTGTTGGTTGTCCAGGTAATGCATTGGCACCACCCGCTGATCCCACAGTTGTCTGTGTTGCAGTTAAAATGTCTATAACACCTGTTCCGTTTGCACCTAATTGTAAATCTGCGTTTGAGGCATTTGTGCTTACAGTGTTATCTGTGATTGTAACACCATCTAACGTTGATGAACCTGCCGCCGACAAGTTACCCTGGAATGCCGCATTGGCTCCAGTGAATATCAATGCCTGTGTACTGCCTGATGCTATCGTTAAATCGTTTGATCCTGCTCTTACAAACTGTCCAAAAGTTCCAGCAGTGCCGTCCTGTAGGAATATAGTACCGGAATCAGCATCTAGATAGAGACTGCCTGATACATCAAGTTCTAAATCACCGGTTCTTCTCATTGTGTCTACATCTAATACAATTTTTCCAGTACCTTGAGTACCTATTGTTAAGTCGGCGTTGGAAGTGTCAGTTGATAAAGTATCTGTTCTTAAAGTTACGAATTCACCCAATGTCGCTTGGAATTCTGCCGCAGTTGCTATGCCACCTAGTACAACGTTCATTCCTGTTGCTGGTGTTAATGTAATTGATCCTGAAGTTGCTGAAAGAACGTTTCCGTCTAATCTTAAATTGTCAACGTTAAATTGTCCAGTCACCGTGCCTGTGCCAGTTACATCTAAATTACTTGCAACTTTGACCGCACCAGTTCCTGCTGGCTCTAAATTGATATCACCATTTGAATCTGTTGTGATAGTACCGTCTGCTGTGATGTTTAAGTCACCTATGCCTAATGTTCCAGGTGCTATGTTTCCAGAAATAGTAACGTTACCTGTTGTAGTCACGTCTGCTGTTGTCAATGTTCCTGATACAGAAGCATTTCCATCAACAGTTAAACCCTCGTTAATGTTGATTATTGAACTGTCATCTGCACTAATACTTGTACCTTTGAATCTTATACCCGATGCTACTATACCACCTGTGCCTGCTGGTGTCAATACTAGATCCGAATTAGAAGCAGTAGTTTTGATTACGTTGTCAGTGATGTTTATGTTCGAGTCTATGGTCACTGCACCTGTCAATGCTGATGTGCCAGTTACTGCTAGGTTTCCTGATACTGTTGCGTTCGTGCCAACTGCTAGTGTTGATGCCATTGTGACTGCACCAGAAACAACAAGTCCTTCGTTGATGTTTACGATTGTAGAATCATCTGAACTTATTGATGTACCTTTGAATTTTAAAGCACCTGCCTTGACTGAACCGGTTCCAGCACCACTTAAAACTAAATCATCATTACTGTTAGACGCTGTGATCTCATTTTGATTAATTGAAACATTTTCAATATTAACATTTCCAGTTCCGTTACCTTGTATGCTTACAGGACCGTTTGTGACTGTGCTTGTTAATACTGTTCCGTCTATTTGTAATTGATCTGCTTCAAATACACCTGTTACTTTAACTTGGTCGCCTGCCGCATTACCTAGGTTGATATTTCCGTTTGCGATAATGTTTCCTGATGCAGTTAAGTTACCTGTAACATTTGTGTTTGATTGTAATTCTATTGTACCTGTTCCGTTTGCCGCAACAGCCACGTTGCCGTTTGTTACGTTTGTTGTGATACTTTGATTGTTGACATCTAGGTTTCCGCCTAACTGGGGAGTAGTATCCTCAACAATATCGTTGGCTTCGTCTGTGTTGCCGTATAATTCTGTAAAGTTTGCATTGATCTTGTTAAACGCCGTTCTTAACGGATCACCTGTACCGTCGTTTGCACTAGAACCAATGTTAATTGTTTGTTTTGCCATTTGCTATTATTTATTTTAGATTCTATAAACCGAATGTAAATTTTTACACTCTAATTAGGGTTTTGAACATTTTATAGGTTACACTATCACTACTTTGTGGCACTATTAATATTCTTACTTGTCCGTTGCTTATGTCAGCAGTGTAAGTGGCCATTTGTACTGTTTGCGAACCAACACTTGATGAATTTATATAAGCATTTGTGCCATCGTGTGTCACAAGTATTTTTGCAACTTCGTATCTTGTTTCAGTGGCGTTAGTTGCACTTACTAGATATTCGGCACTTCTAAAAGTGGCCGCCGTAAAACTGTCCAATGGTTGCACACCAGAAGAGCCTACGTGTGTTACCTGTCTTGAACTAACAGCCGTGTGTGCGTTAAACACAATCATACCTGTACCTTGTGTTTGAAGGTTCAAGTCGCTGTTGGTTACCGTGTGTTGTAAAGTGTCTGTGACAATTTCCAAGTTGGCAAAAGTTTTTGCAGAACCGTCAACGTATTCTTTTGTTGCGGCATCTTTTGCTTCTGTTGGTGTTGCTATGTCTGAAATTCTTTCATTCCCAAAACTTATTACACTAGAGTCTGTTGCTGTGATAACATTGTTGGTAATGTTAAGAGAACCTAATGTTATATTGGATTCTGCAAAATTTATTGCCGAACTATCAGCAGAACTTATTGTTGTGCCGTTGATTGTTAATGCTCCAACAACTATGTTTCCTGTTCCAGATGCATTTAAAACAAGATCATCATTTGTTCTATTGGCAGATATATTATTGTCATTAATTGTTACACCAGGCATCACAATAGCACCTCTTCCGTTTGGTACTAGGTTGATGTTTGCATTGGAAACATTTGAAGATATTTTATTTCCTTCAATCGTGATCTGTGAACTGAATGGCGATGCCTCATACAACTCCGTGAAGTTGGCGTTGATTGATATCATCGCGGTTCTTAGATCATCACCTGTTCCGTCGTTTGCATTAGTTCCTGTGTTGATATTAATACGTGCCATCTTATATGCTTACCTTAACTGTTCCACCATCTCTGTATAATCTTCCTGCCACTCCCGGATCGGAAGTTGGAAGTGCCGCAAAATTTATTTGTGCACCTGTTACGGTCAAATTACCTTGTGTGGTAACATTTGCACCACTCATTGATATTGCCGCCGTGCTACCTGATCGTATTTCTAAGTTTCCTGAAGTGTTAACTAGTATTCCAAAAATTGTACCATCGTCTTTTAAAAATATGTCACCGCCACCAGCATCTAATACTATATCACCCGATGTGTCAACTGTTAGATCACCTGTTCTAGCAACTGTGGCTGATCCCAACTGTATGGCTCCTGTGCCATTTGCCGACAATGTCAAGTCACTGTTTGTTGCGATCGGTGTTATTGCGGCATTATTAATTTGTAATTGATCTATTTCAACAACACCTGTGCCGTTTGGTTGCACTTTTACATCACCGTTTGTTTTTGAGTTTGTTATAAGACCAGTATCTGGATCACCAGTCAATTGATATATTTCTTCAAAATTGGTGTTAATTTTGGTCATAGCGGTACGCAAAGTATCGCCTGTGGCCTTGTTTCCTTCTATTCCTGTGTCTATAATTAATCTGCTCATAATATGACTACACGTATTTATATAACTATTAATATGTTCGTTGAGACGTTAAAAACATTGAAACTGTACGAACGCCAATCCAAGTTAGGCATATACCATACCTTTCACCGAAAAAACACCATATTTGTTTTCAAGTGTGATTCGTGTGGCGTTTCTTTTTTACGGAAAAGAAGTCAAGTAGATCCAGAACGTGCAAGTAACAACTATAAACACGTTTGTTCTTATTGTGATACAAAGAAATTTGCACAAAAAGTAGGTGTGAAAATGAGGAAGATTTACAAACTTGATGCTAGTAGTACAAAACCTATCTAGGTAGTCCTTTTGCTATTTCCGGTCCATCTCATTTGGATCTGTTCTAAAGCACGCCAACCTTTGAAATGGGTGTCTCTCCATTTGATGTCATCAAAATTTCCATCCAACCATAGTTTCAGATCTGCATAGATTCCACATTTAACATTGGGTTGATCAAAGTAGTATTTGAGGTATGGATTTCCGTTCAAATATTCAATTCGATTAACGAAATAAAAATTGATGCCTGGAAATTTTCTTATGATCTGTCTTAATTGGAACATCCATTCATATTTTAGATATGCTTTCATGTTCATTCTTGAAGGATAGTTTATTGTGTTTTTGTAAATGTTGTTTTGCTTTCTCGCTTGTACGTGAGGATCTTTCCATTGTTCAGACCCCATGATATCAAATCCAAGTATGGCAATATTCTTCACTGGCTTTCTTTCCATGCCTTGTCTGTCAGGGAATCGTCTTTCTAGATCTTCCGCGGCCAATAACAAAGCACTCATTCCAGAACCTCTTGACATGGATAGATCCAATATTTTAACCTTGCCTTGGTTGTTGCTACCAATCCACTGCCTATAAATTTTCAAACCCTTTGGTATCTTTGTGGGATTGTCGTCATCTAGAAGATAGTTCCATTCGCTTATATCATCTGGACCGTAAATGTTACTATCAAAAGTTGATTTGTCTCTCCATTCTTTGAGTTCATCATACATCGGAGGATTTACTGAAACTATGTGATCACAAAGACTAGGATGATCTCTGTAAATTGCATTACAACCCCAAATGGTTCCATGCCCTTTAAGTTCTTCTATAGGAAATATTTTACGTGATTCACCGTTACCTATTACGAATGCTGTTTCCATTATACGCCAAATGATTCTCCACAGCCACATCCTGACTGTGCGTTTGGATTAACGATTTCAAATTGTGATCCGAACACTTCTTCTTTCCAGTCAATTTTTGTTCCTGCCACGTACAGCATTGAGTTTTCGTCAACAACAAATCTACCAGTATGCCAATCTTCTAAATGATCGTCCTCAGCAATATCTTCTTTTTTGTCAATGAATCCCCATTCATATTTGAATCCTGCACATCCGCCACCTTTTACTTCTAGGCTGACTGCGTATTTTTCCGGGTTTTTTGAAAGCAATTTTTCCATTTGATTTTTTGCTTCGTCTGTTATATCAAACCATTTTACATCTTGCATTGTGTTCATACTATTAATTATCACGTTTGTTCATGTTATCAGCACCAATTGAAAGCCAAAATGCTGTTGCCTCTCTTTTGTCTTCAAAACTCATGTAGGCATCCTGTTCTTCCCAATTATGTTTGGCTGGATCATATAAATTAGTTTGTTCAAACCACCATCCCCATTTGCTTTTGCAATTTTTTACACACCATTCTATGCACTCGCCCATTATACCATTTGAGTTCATGTCTATGTCGTATTTGAATCTTTTTTCATATCCGCAATCTTCTGGTATATCATCTAGGTCGTGCCTTATTTTTTTAATTTTTACCTTGCCGTAAGAAAGTTTTTTATCTTTAATTTTAATATTCATTACCAGAAGTATTTTCCTTTGTGTTGCAACAGGTTCAATATGCATACTCTATCATCTAAAAAATAATGTTTTGATATGTAGTTGTCGTCATTGTGATTGACTGTGTCGTGTTCTGCAAACCAAAGAACCTCTGTAGGTTTGAGACCGAAGGTATCCAAGATGCTATCTGCATCTTTGCTGTATTTCCTAAATGTAAAATCATATGAAAACTTTTTAATGCAGTTCAAAAACACATTGGCCTCGACCACAGGATAATATCCCCAAGTGTTAGTAAAAGTTGATATGTCATTAATATGTTTCTTTGACCATCTAATTGCAGGACGTAAGTGATTAATTGGCCATGCCTTGTTCATGCTGAAAAAAACTTCGTCGAAAAGATCTAAATCTATATCTATGTTATTTCTTGCAATAGGACACCACACCAAATCAACCACGATGTAGCAATTTTTCTCTTTTGCTTCTTTTACAACTTGTAAAAGCCTGTCATTGTCATACCATGGACTAGGCAGTTCTAAATACACGACAGATTTTTCTTTTATCTCCCCAAAAATGTCTTTGTAAGTTATATCTTTGCCCTCACTTATTTCGCCAACAAATTGATATATTTTATTTGGCTTATAAACTTCCTTTTGCCTCATTAGGAAACTGTTAATGAACGACAGTATACCTTTATCAAAACAAAAATGTTCAAACTTATCGAAATTTTTAAAAGAAATCCTGTTAGACTTTTGTAACCATTCCTCAGTCTGCTTTCTCAAATCCTCTAGTATCACAGGTGGTTTAGTTTGTTTTATTGTTAGGTTATCTATATGGTCCACTATCTCTTTTGTATCAGGTGGCCAGGATCCCGTAAACATCCATCTTGCGTCATCACGAACATTGTCAAATGTTTTTTCACGAAAAGCACGTTCTCTACTGTTTGTTTTATAGTTTTTGAAATGTCTATCTGCTATTAACCATGCCGCTTTCTTGAGTAGATCACATTGTGAAATGTTTATTTCTAATTGGCCAATATATCCATAGTAGCCGTTGTTTACAATTATTGTTTCTACATCAGAGTGCTTGGACACATCCACTTTATATTCAATCTGTTTGAACCAGTCTGTAAAATTTCCATCGTTTATTTTGAAATACTTTAATGTTGAATAGGAGTCCTTGTCGGAAGGATCATTTTTTGAGAAGAATAATTCGAGTTTATTATCTTTTTGAATATCTGATATTACATTGTTTTGTATTTTGTTACCATTCCAATGTATCTCTAAATTGCAATTTCCGTGATTTTCAAATTCGAAATTTATCTTTTCTATATAAAAGTCTATCATTGCCAGTTTTTAACAACAAATTCGTCTCCACAATTAAATGGTTTTGGTTCGCCATGAAAAACAGCAACTCTATTTTCAGGACTGAGGTCCGGTTCTCTTTCGAACACGAATTTTTTTCCTTTTCTAATTTTTGTATCTTTGAGTCCAATCATTTCCCATTTGTAACTTCTGATCCAGTCGTCTGGCCAATGTGTCACGTCTTGTTTTGCACGTTTCGTAATCCAATCTTGGTCACCATGATTTTGTCCCATTATTTCGTGTGGCCTTTGAATGAAGTCATCATGCAGGTAATTCATTTCACCTGTTCGCCAACGCATTACACTTGAATTGCAATAAGACCAATCCTTGATCCTGCATCTATTGAAGTCTCTTATAATATTAAATTTTCCTTGATAGTTAAAAAGTGCATCAATGTTTCTGTGTATTACTACATCTAGGTCGAAATACAATACATTTCCTTTGATAGGTAATGCATCGCTGAACATCCATAGTTTGCTCCACCAAGTTTTAATCCAAGATACGTCCTTGGGAAATTTAATTACATGGATATCAGGATTCAAACCAGTAACGTCATCGGTCACGCAATGAAATTCATAAGGAACTGTTGTGTGCCTTTTGCACATATTATACAATACATTTGCGTACTCCGAAATGTATTTGTTGCCCCATTTAACGCATAGAATATGATTCATAACCTGCTCTTAATCCTTCCATTTGAATTTGTTTCCAGTCATTGCTTTCGAGAGTGTATGGGTATTCGTTTTCATAACTTCTTGATCCAATGATATGGATACTTTTAATATTTAAATTATCTTTCATTTCTTCATAAACTTCTAGGAATGGTTTATCCTGGAATGCTAGTTTCATATCAATTTGGCCTACCTTGATATATCCTAATGCAAGTTTTGGATCATTCCAATCAAATCCTTTTTCTTTCAACCATTCTCTGTATTCGTCCATTTCCTCTTTTTTAAACTTGTCTTCTTCGGTGATTGTTTGCCCCCATTCAATATCAAACTCTCCGGAATAGTATTTTTGATGGTTGATGCCACCTTCTCCCACTGCTTCGTCATGATCTCTCCATACCTCGAACAGTGTTTTACCCACTTGCGACCAGTGTAGATATACTCCACCTAATTCTCTATCGTATCTATTTTGTTTGAATAATTCAAAATCCTCATCATGTAACTCATGTCTCGGAGCATTAAGGAAAGTAGTAATTTGAGATGGTCTCATCCATTCAGGATCTTTATTTTTCTTTTTGTATGCGTTTACCCAGCCTTCTATCTCATGGCATAAATTATTCAACTGCCTTATAGAGTACTTTACTTCGTTTGGCGCCTGTTTATAATAATCAGATAACTCCCAGGCCTGTCCTTGCAAGTCCTCAAAGTATCTGTGCAAGACATTACAGGCTTCATGTCTTAATTGATATGTGTATGGATTTTGAAACTGTTCTGGAACAAATCTTTGTAGTTTAGGATAAGCAGGATTGAATTCAAAACTATTAATTGTTGCTATGTTTTTATTAAGTTCGTCGCACAAATAAAAAATGTTTCTTTTAGAGTCCGCCCATCCTAGGAAACAATAATTTTTTTCTAATACTCTTTTTTTTACTAGATTATCTTGCAGTGCTTCTAACCACCTCTTACCCAAAGGAGTATCATAGATGTTTACTCTCAACTGCTTTGAATTGAGTTGGATGACTATATTTTCAAATAGGAAATTATTTTTTTGAGTAGATGGCACTGTTTGCTCCGTGTTCTGCACATTCTACCTCAACCACATAACATCTATTGTTTGTCTTTTCTCTTATTAGTTTGTCTGCAAAGTTGAAGGCGTGTTCGGCAAATTTTTCTGCACCTACTCCATCAAAAGTTACTATATCTACAAGATCTAGTTTTTCAAGTTCTCTAAACTTTTCAAGATGCGGATCATTTATATCCAATGCTGTTTTATGATCAAAATGATCTTCTAACCACTTCTTCAAAGGTTTTAATCCACCAAAGTCGACTGCCCAGTTTTTGTTGTCTAACTCGTCACAACCAAAAGTAAATTTGAATTGTAGACTATATCCATGCAACAGATGACAATGCGAATGATCTGCGTTTGGTTGTCGGAACACACAGGCCAATCCTATATTATGCCCGTATGTTTTAGTTGAATAGTATGTCATGCTTTAGTGTAACTTATGTTTGTACGAGTTGTCAACATTAAATGGCTCTACGCCATCCTTGATTCTACCAGTAAGTTCGTTAGGAATACCAAGTTCACCGTCTATTATTGCCTTCATGAAATGTATTAACACAGTGAATTCCTTTGTTCTTGATAGCATCTCAGGATCGATACCCTTTTTTTCGAGGACGTTCAGCATGGCCTCTGTTGTATCGATCAAAGTTTCTATAGATATTTCTTGGTCTTTTAACACTTTACTGGTCATGTTATTATGCTAGGTTTTGGTGTTGTTTTAATTTTGTTAAAAACGTTGTTGTATTGATCATGTAGTTTGGGATTCATCTCTGCAACGGAAATAATTGAACTTTTCAACAAATGCATTGTTTTATTAGGGTCTGCTGTGCTGAAAAATGTGCCCATTGCAAGTCCTTGTGGGCCTTGCATCAAAGTTAAAGCACTATCTACTCCAATGTGTGTTTCGTTTTCGCTTGTGAACTTTGCTAATATTTCTTCACCAGATGCAAACTTGATCGCGATTAAATCTTTCTCTTTAAATTGTGAACTCATACTATAATAATATACGCTATTTAGATTTTGTCAAGTGAATACACCAACAAACTGGTTATCAACTGTTTATTTTTTTTCCAATAAACTTTGCCATGCCTTCGTATGTTTCTTGGAAAACGTTTGTATGTTTTTTCCATTCATCCGGCATCTTCCAATCAGGTTCATTTACAACTATCCATCTTGTATCTGGATCTGAAATTCCCATTAACTTATGGAACTGATATATCCAGTATGAAGGATCTACAGGTCTTTTGATGTATGTGTATCCGTCTGTGTCTTTGTAAACATTGTTTGGCTTTTCATTCTTTGACCATAAATCAAAACCAATCATGAATATGGCTTTTGGTTTATAATTTAAAGCAACAACACCGGCATATGGTCCTGTGCCCCAATGGAATGGTTCGTCTTGTCTTTGATCTCCAGCATATGGTAAGTCAGGCACTTTTTTCACATTAGGCCAATGTGCAAATTGTCCAACCCAATTTTCTCTTGTATAGATTGTAGTTTTTTTTCCAACTGTGTTAACCGCTTCTTGGCACATATGCCTATCGCAACATACCAAATAATCTAGTTGATAATCTCTAAACAGAGCATTACATCCTACCACAGTTGAGAACTTTTTGAGTGGTGTTATGTCGAATCCTGTTCTGCTTTCGCCATTGCCTATTATACTAACATACTTGGTCATAACACTATTTAATCACCCCTTTAAACTGCATATAAGCAACGCACAGCACTGGTAAAAGTAATATTGGAGTGTATGTACATCACGAAAAATTACCATCAATTTTCACCATGAATCAGGTGCCATACAGTCTTATATTTTTCCCATGCGTTTTTCAAAGCCGGATATTGTCTTCGCATCTGTATCGCATAAACTCCATGCATCTCTATTTCGTCTTGTGCTATTTCCGTGTCTTTTGCAAGTTGGGATTGCTCTATTAACTTGCCTCTTTTACCATTTGATAATTGTTCGTAAATTGTTTCGCCACCATCTGGACTGATATACAGTCTACCACGTGGTTGTCTTTTTTTCTTTCTTGGCATTAATAGTACCTTTTGTGATCACCGTTTGGATGTGCTAGTCTCACACCATTGTTTCCTCTAGGATCGTGATCGCCGTTTCTTCTCGGAATGAAATGTACGTGTGGCCACATAATAGTTTGTCCAGCGGCATCACCTCTGTTTTGTCCAACGTTGAATCCATCTATCTGCCCAGCCTTCATCCACTCCTCACCACAATGGTAAGCAAGTGAATATGCTTTGACCACAGTTTTGAGATCATCTTTTTTGGGAATGAATAAAAGATGACCTTTTGTTACCGGATATTTGTCGTTGAATACTGCTACTGTTTCGTCTTCGTAGAAAGGTTTGTCGTTACCAAGCCAGGTGCTTTCCTCATATTTGGATATTATTTCTCTTGGCTTCTTGAATGTAGTTTTTTTTGATGGCATTGGTTTTTATAATTCCTATCTTAATATTACTGGAATTAGGTCTATGTTGCAACCTAATTTCCTCCCAATATTTTGTTTTTGTTACCGAAGGATTATGATCCAACACATTCAAAAGGTTTACGATCGCTTTGCGTACCTTCTCTGCTCCACCATGTTTTTTGCAAGTATCTGATCTACCAACGTGAACAACTTTGTCGTTAATACTTATTTTGTACACACAAGGCAGTTTAATAAATTTAATTTTAGGATTACGATTGTGTTTAACTTTGTAATCATCTATTGTGTACAGGTCAGTGATGTTATACCAATTAGTTTCCATCTTCGTTGAAATCATCATACAGGCTATATTCTGCTGTCAGTTCTTCACCTGCTTTTATAGGTTTGGAAGTCATTAGATATTTCACAGGTAATTGATGCCAAAACCCTGCAACATTTCTGCAGTTGGGATTGCCTGAATGATTATAGAACGCACCGAGAGCCGTTCTTATTGCTCCGTGTGGAAAATTTTTATTAAGAATATGCACTATGCCGAGAACCACGTCTGCATCAAAATCTTTTGTTGCAAACAGACCCAAGCCTTGCACTTTAGATTCTTTAATTGTCAATCCTTCTGGTAGTGGTTTATACATTTTTAATATTTAAATCCTTATATACTTTTTGAACCTTCTTTGCTTGAAAATAACAGTCAGCAAGAGCATTGTGAGCCTCTGCTCTCTTTTCGTTAGGGTCTCTAGGCACTAAACTGAACAATGTTCTGGAGTCTCTTATCTGCCAATATTGCCATGGTACAGGATGTCCTAACTGCTTGTATAGGTCCTGTAAAATTGCGTAGTCAAATAAAGGACCCTGGCACCAAAATACATCAACACCAACTGACCATTTGTTTATTGTTTTAATACTTTCATCTAAACTAATTCTGTCGTTGTCACCCAAGGCTTCTTCACTTATTTCCTTAGGTTGTGTACTCCACCAGTCTAGTGTTTCCTGCATAACCTCTCTGCCTTTTGCTGTTTGTGAGTCCACGTCCATCCTAAAATACATTCCTTGGTTAGGTTCTGCATTTGTATATGGATCAAACTTCACACCACCCACAGTCAACACAACTGCGTTAGGATTTGTGCTCAATGTTTCCAAGTCTATCATTGCATGGATCATCTATTTCTCCTATTACTTTACATTCATAATTTTTAAATCTTTGCACTATATCTTCACCTGTGTCTGAATATACATGAGTCTTAATAGTTCCTTTTGGCAGTTTCAACTCTATTTGCCATGCTTTACTTTTCGCTTCTGTCATGTTCTTCAATCCATTGTTCTAAATTTTTTTCTGTAAAATACAAACCTGCCGGCCAAAGCATAGGTTTATTTTTCCTTACCTCGTCATCGTTTTGGTGATCGTTAATTTTAGCAAACAAAAAATTTGCAAGGCTCTTAATATAGTTGCTCATCTTCTTTTCTTTCTTTCGAGTAAGTATTCTGCCACTCTATAAATTCTATGTAAATTTGTAACTTGACCTTTCCAATGTTTATCCATTAAAGGCTGTGCAATCTGTCTAATTGCTTTACTACTTTTAGACATCTTGACACCTGCTTCAAATACTGCGCCTCCCGACGTCTTCGCTTCAATTTCAAATTGGTCTAATTTGCCGTTCTTCATATCAATTTTGCTAACCGTTTGTGTTTTTTGTTGAGATAGTTTTTGAGCCTCTGCACTTTCCAGTCCTCACTAGGAAATATTTCAGTTGGTAGTTCAATTGCCTCTCTGCCCCATTTAATTTTATCCCAAACTCTTTCATGTCCATAATACAAGAACATTTTAGTAACAACTTCTATGCCTGCTATTGCACCTGCCCAACTCCAGTTTCCTGTAATGAACCAGGAAATTAAGAAAGTGTCAGATGTCGCAAGTATACGCCAAGTAATAGTCTTAGTCAGACTTCTTGATACCTTAGATTTCATAATCTTATTATACTATAATTTTGGTATTTGTCAACTACAGGCTTAATGTAGGACTTGGTGTAGAACCAGGAGTTACCGTAGGTGTGTTATTTTCCAAATAGTCTTGGTAACCTTGGAAAGTATCTTCATCCATGCAATGGATCTCGCCTCTAGACGTTGGAAACATTTGTATCATGTAGTCTTTGACCACTGCTGTCTTTTCCAAACATTCTGCTCTTGTATTATATTCGGTTTTGTCATAGATTGCTTCGCAAAAATCTGCCGTCATACAAACTATTATTACCATGAAAAATTTCATATCAACTCCTATTGAATATTTACTGTGTATTTTTAAGAGTAATATTACTACTTCTTCTTTTGTTTTCGAAGTCTTGTTGTCTTGAGTTTGGTTTCCAACCTGATAAGATCGTTGTCAAGCATTCTAACTCTGTCTATCAATTTGATTAGTGTTGCTGACGTTGAACCAAGTTTTGGAGTTATCTCTTTTGTGATATAGTTGTAAAGATAATAGATAAAATATGCCAAAAAGAAAACTGCAACTATGGGAAACCCATAGTCTTGAATTACATTTGAAATAGTATATGCAGTGTTCGTTAATTGCATTAATCCTTTCTAGCATCTTCCTTGCCATTGGCTCTGGCAATTCTGTCAGTATCAAGAGGTATATTCAACTGTTCTGAAACCTGTTGATCAATTTTAAGTATGTCGTTGTTCATTGTTTTGACTCTGTTATCCAATTGTGTGATAACATTTTCAATAAATTTGATAGAATTTACTATGCCTCCCAGGATGTATTTGATTATTATCATAATAAATGCACCTAGTCCAATAGCCGCTACTATCGGTAGACCTAGATCTGCTATCAATTTCCAATACGCATTCATAATACTAGTACTTAATCCTTAACAGTGTACACCTTTATTTCTTCAGTTTTACCTTTTACCGTGATGCTGTCTATATATTCAAACGGATAAGATGTTTCTATCGTGTGCCTTGTGTCCTCTCCTATCACTATTGTTTTTCCTAAAGTTTTACTTGAACTTTCCAGTCTTGACGCAAGATTGACTGCATCTCCAATTACAGAATAATCAAACCTTTGTTCGGATCCCATATTTCCTACAAGTGCGTCTCCTGTGTTTATTCCTATGCCGATGTTGATTTGTGGAAGACCTTCCGCAACCAGTCTCATATTTAATTCTTTCAACGCAACTGTCATCTCTAATGCACTTTTTACTGCCAACTCTCTGTGATTTATATTTTCTATTGGAGCATTCCAGAAAGCCATGATACAGTCGCCCATGAATTTGTCTATGGTTCCACCGTTGGCTATTATGACATCTGTCATGCGTGTTAGGAACCTGTTGATAAGTTTTGTGAGTCCTTCGGGATTTCCTTTGTACTTCTCACTGATAGGAGTGAAGCCTCTTATGTCACAAAACAAAAAGGTCATGTTCCTTGTCTCTCCTCCAAGTTTTAATAATGAAGGATCTTTCTGTAATTTTTTAACCATGCCAGGATCTAGGTAATGTTCAAATTGTTTTTTGATCTGTTTTCTTAATCTGCTTTGTGTTGCAAAATTGTTATATGTGCTATGCGACCAAATTAAAAAAATGAAAAGCACTGCGAACGATGAATCGATCAACCATCCTTTGTTAGCATATGCCATGAATGATGCATAACTTATTCCACCCAACGTGAACACTAAAAGTGGTACTGAGAATAACACAGATGTTCTTGGGATCAAAATAATCATAAGCAAACCTAACATAGCCATGAATATTATTTCATACGTGTCCGCTTGTGGTGTTCTTAATAAATGTTTTCCAGTAAGCAAAGTATCTAATGCTTGGGCAGTAATCATGGTATCGGTTGTCAATCCATGTGGTGTGTATTTCAGCACACTCAATCCTGCGGCATCTAGGCCAACTACAACAATCCTTCCTTTGATTTTATTCTCATTAAAATTGTCCGAAAATATTTCACTGGCAGACATTTGTATATACTTGCTTGGCTCGGCATAATGGATATACATTTCTGCATTGTGATTAACAGGTACACCTGCTTTCTTGCTTACAAGCACCTCGTCAATTCCGTGTGCTTTAGCAATTACTTTAATTCTTTTTGAACCATTGAGCAATCTAACATTTTCTAATATCATACTCGGATATATTTTTCCATTTATACGAATCAGCATTGGCATTTTTCTAACTACTGCATCTGGTTCAGGCGAAGTAACATTTACTCCCATACCGGCCGCTCCTGCTGATAATTTTTGTGTTGGAGAAACTATACCTTCGTATTCATACAGCCAAGGTTTTGCATCTCCCTTTTCGATTATTTGCGTTGTACTTGGCAATTCAACACCACGTTCATTTTTAACGCTCATCATCAACACGGCTCTATTAGATTCTCGTAGCATAGTTGAAAAAACTGCATCTGTGTCTAATAATGTTTTGCCTAACTGCTCACGCAATTCGTTGGTCATGGGCATACTTTTTAAATATTCCACACCACTCATCCTGTCAGGTTCTGCAAAAAGTATATTGTAGTTTACTAGTATAGCACCGGCATCGCCAATCCTAGCATGAAGCATTGCCATTATGTGTCTAGGCCACGGCCATTGTCCATATGCTTTGAGATCTTTTTCCGTTATATTCACCACAGTGACGGAATCACTTATAACGTCTCGTGGATGTATTATCTGAAAGTAGTCCCAAGTTTTGTATTTCAGTGTTTTGACATAATCGTTGTTGTCAACACGAACACCTAATAGTAAGACAGCCACTATCAGAACCATCCATATGCTTGTAAGGAATCTCATCCGCCTCCTCCGAAACTTGTCCAATTCCATGGATCTTTAAATTTATCTTCTTCTGATTTGTGCGGTTTTGCACAACATCGGATTAGTAGTCCAATCATTATTCCTAATAGAAACCAAGTCAACATTATCTTTCCTGTAGCGCCTGGCCTATGCCGTTGTGGAAAGGTGTTGTTATATAACTTAAAACTGTTCTCTCCCCGGTTAAAATAAAAACATATACGTGGATCCCTGGTACAAGATTATATGTAGTGTCTCCGCTTGTGAAAAATTCTTTTTCTATTTCCAGTTCTATGTCATACCACGCGGCACTCTCAGACTGCACGGCATCTGGAGATATGGATATCACTTTTGCATTGATTGAATCAAATTTTAATTGGTCTTGGTTTGCTAATCTAATTTTTGCGTCCATGCCAACTGTGACATATCCTCTGTCCTTAACCAACAGTCTTCCGTTTATAATTAATTTTTGATCTAATGGTACAAGTATAGCAAGTCCATCGCCCTGTTTAACGACAGAACCTGGATTCCTATAAGTGAGTTCCTGTATCCTACCATCAATGTTTGCAACAATATCTCTTGGCTCATAACCCACTCCAGGATTGATTGTTATGATCACATCACCTTTCTTTACAACGTCTCCTTGTTTGTAATTTACAGCAACAATTTCTCCTGTGACCATTGTGCCTAGTTGTGTTATGTTTTTCTCAGGTACTACGATTCCAACTGCCTGTGTTGTTATATCCACTTTTGCAAATGACATCCATGCGAAGATTATCACAAACAAAGTTGTGATGGCAAAAAAGAATCTGTTACTTGCCTTTGACATAATTTATTATTTCCCCTACTGCTCGATCACGTTGTTTTAAAAATTCTGTTGCCTTGGCATATTTGCTGGTTCCTTGTAATGCCCTGGCGGCCAATATGTTAGAACCAATCAGTAACCCAATGTCCAGTGTGCCTGCCATTATCATCATGGCACCAACCGACATGATTACTATTGTCTGTAGGCCATTTAAAAATATTTCTATGTTGCTCTGTGTGTCCTGTGACATGGAAACGTTCCTTTTCCATGTGATCAAGAAGTACATGATCAACATGAATATGGCAGTGATTATTGATGCGGCCCAATTTATGTACAGCAACACAATCAAAAACAGCAACACGAAAGGCCAATCCAATATCCAACTTGTAATACCCGATGTCCTCATATTTTTAACCATGGTGCCTGCACCATCCAAATTTTTATATTGCTGTGTTGTGAGTTGTCCTGCTTTGTTAAATTTTTCTGCGAATGCTTTCAACAGAGGATCATACACACGTTGATTGAAAGCGGTCATCATTTTGCCCCTGTTCTGTCTGAAGGTGAACTCAAATGCTATTGCCAATACTGCGCCTATAGACAGGCTTATCAATGTTGCTGTGACTCCCGATGTGAGATACTTGTTCAACACAATTATCACAAACAATGCTGGTGCCAATGCACAAATACCAATTATGAAACTGCTGGTTAACAGCATTGATGCTGTGCCAGGTTCCTTGGATAGATGTCGGATAAGACTTTTCATTTTATGTGTATTTAATGATTTAGATTACTTGATGATAGGATTTACCAAGCCAAGTACCTTGTGTAATTGGTATCTTGCTATCTGCCAATCAATCTGTGCGTTTTGATAAGCAACTTCGGCCATCAAGTGTGCAGTCTTCATGCCAAACACTGCCATTATGGGCGAGTTACCTGCTTGGAAGTCAGCCAACGTCAACTTGTACATCTCATCGTTGATTTCTACCGTACGTTTCAGTGTTTCCAAGTTCTTTTCAACCAACACATAATTGTTCCATGCGTTCTTGAACTGCTCGTCTGTTGTTCTCATAAGATCATGATATCTGCTGTGTGCCGCGTTCAATCTGTGATGATCCGCGTTAGTCATGTGTTTGTTCTTAAAGTTGAATATCTTCCAAGTCATTGTGATGTCTGCTCTCCACTCTTCCTTTTGTGCATCGTGTGTGTTGTATCCACCACTTAACTCTCCATCCTTTTCTGTGTATGAAAGTTTGCCGTCCACTCTTGGTTTGAATTCTGCCCTGTCAAAATTCAATTGTTCTTCTGCAATTATAACGTCTTGTCTCGCAATTTTAAGATTTGTGTTATTCACAACCTCTGTGCCTTGATGTGGAATTAATCCTAATAAGTCAGCGATAGGTGTTGGCATTTCTGCGATATTGTGTGGGAAGAATCTCCAAACATTTTGATATCTCTGTATTGCACTATCAAGTCCTAGTCTGCTGGTCATCGACAGTGTTTGATATGTTCTGTATTGTTGTTCTATTTGCAGTTGTTCCAATTTGGAACCTTCACCTTTCTTAACTTTCTCTATTGTCATTGCAAGAGTGATCTTTGCATTGGCTTCAACTTTCTTGTTTGCTTCGTGTGTGTTGTATGCTTTCTGTAGATTCAACCAAGCATTTATGGCTTCCATCACCACATCTTCTTTTGTCAGTTCTAATCGGTAGTAGGCCTGTTGTGCAGTTGCCTTTGCTTTGTCTATCATCGCATTAGTCCTACCTGCGTCCCATATCATCTGTGTGATTGTGATACTTTTCTGTATGCCTTGTTTGGAGTCGTGTGCTATTGTATTATTTGGATATGTTCCTTTGCTTGGTGTTCGGTCATCTTCCCAATTATTACCCACTGATATTGTTACCTGTGGATAGTATGCTGTGTATTCTGATTTAAGAGATTCAACGGCCGCTTCGTACTCAAGTTCTGCCGCTTTTACTTTTTCGTTTTCAACGATAAGTCTAGGTAACATTTCATGAAGTTGCATCCAATCAACATTTTTAGTGGCATCTACTTCTGCCCACTCTTTTTCTGTGGCTTGTTCAACAAGTTTCTCATCTGATTTATTATTAATTTCTACTTTTTTTATTTCTTCTTTGACTGCGGGTTTTTCTGTATCCGTAACGGGTGTTTCAGCAAGTATTTTATTCTCAACGTGTTCCTCAACTTTTTCTGCTACACTTTTCTCTTCTTTTAATTCTTTTACTTTTTTTTCTGTAACAATAATCTCTTCTTGCACTTTTTCAATTTTTTCTACTTTTTCTGCTATCTGAGGTGCTTCTTTTACCTTGTCTTTGAATTCTTTTATAGGATTTTCTTTTTTCTTGGGTGCTTCTACTATTGTAATATTAAGTCCCTCAACAGGTTTCTGCCTAACACGTGCCTGATAACCACCATCCGGATGCACACAGTTCTCCATGATGTATGTGTCGGTTTCTTCGAATGTCTTCCACTCGCAACCTTGGTCCTCTTCAGCGAACACGGCCACGTTCCAGTTGAGCATTATTCCGATTAAAATGTAGTGTATAAGTTTCTT